TTGATTTATCAAATTCAGATAGAGTTGCGTCAATAACTTGTGATTGATACGGAGACATAAAAGGTTGATAAGCTTGCGCACCTGTCATACCCGCTTGACCTTGTGCTATGTTACTAGCTTGATTTTGTATAGCACCTAGTCCACCTACTGCAGTTGCAGCTTGTCCCAGAGCCCCGGCCCCTTGTTTTTGTGCAGCTTGTGCTTGAAGTAAAAAAGGTTCATAAGAACCAACACCTTTTACAGCCATATCTGCTGCTCTTGTTTGCATGGGATCCATGCCCGCAACAAATTGTCTACCTGTAAAAGTATCTGTATTAATAGGCGCAGAGTACGCGGCTGTTGCCTGTGTTGCGTAATCTTTTACCGCCGGTTCTATAAAATCTGATATCGCCATTATGCTATCCTTGATTGTAATGCTTGTTGTTGTTCATACATTGCTTGCGCGCCGTTTGGTTCTTCTATAATTTCTTCAGACATCATTTCTTCTCCGCCACCCATACCTTGTGAGTCTTCTGAAATTTGTCCACCTTGTTCTAAGTTATCCATCATGTTTTGCATAACCTCAGATCCTCTGTCTATATCTCCACCGCCTGCGTTTCTTACAGCATCCGCAGTGAATACAAATTCGTTTTTACTTAATCTTGCAGGTACATCGTCGGCTCTTTCTTCGCCACCCATTTCTACAAAGCCACCTGTTTCTCTGTAATCTTTTTCTTGTCCACCCATGTCAATCATCTCTGATGCTTCTTCAGTATCCATGATCCCACCTTCAGCAGCATTAACTCTTGTGCCACCACTAGGGTAACCAAATTGATTAGTTCCTGCTGGAGTTCCATATCCTGGTACACTCATACCAGCTAGGCCACCATTAGCTGCCATCATAGTAGGTTGTTCCATACCCTGTGATTGTTCTTGTTGTTGCATTACTGCTTGTACAAATTGTTCAAAAGATAAATCTCCACCTTTGTTTTTATATTTTACAAATTCTGCCATAAGCATTTGTTCTGCTTGTGCATTACCAGCGTCACCACCCATGTTTAAAAATGTTTGTGGTTGTCTTCTAGACATGCCTGCACCTGATCTTGAAAAAGATATTTCATCTTCTTCGTCATCAACTAACATTCCATTAGCATAACCGGCTCTACCACCATCAGCTGCGTAAAAATTTTGATTAACATATTTTTTCTGTGGCATAAAGTTTAAACCTACACCCTTGTCCCCGAGTCCTGAATAAAAATTCTGTGCTCTGTTTCTAATGTTGGCAACGTCCATAACTTCTCCAATTTCTTCTGGCTCATCTTCACCTGCTAAGAAAGGAGCTGCTAAAGCTGTAGCACCTAGGCCAGTCAAAGCTGCTCTACCTAAACTAAATTCACCTTCTTTATCTCTAATTAATGGACTAAGAAATCCTGCTTTATCTGTAGCAGTTTTTGCTCTAAACAAATTACTAATACCACCACCTAAATTAGAAAAATTAGAAAAACCTCCTCTAAGTCCACCACCACCAGGCATGAATCCACCAGCTAAATAAGCACCACCACCCAGTAAAGCCATCTTACCTAGTGGACTTTTAGCAATTTTCTTAACAGCACGCGTAGCTTTCTTTACAAGTTTACCTAAAAAGTAACCTTGTCTTGGAGCATCTAAAGCCCCTAAGCCGCCTTGCATTTGTTGTGGTTGTTGCATTCTTGAAATTGCCATAATTTAATCCTAGTTTATCTGTTCTACTTGGTTTTACTAAACAAATCAAGAGTAGGCATGATAACTTTTACGTCCTGTGCCATCTCTTCTGCCTTAAAACCTTTAGCTTCCCAGTCTTTTCTTGTCTTAAAAATCTCACCAGTCTTAAGGTGTCTGTAAGTCTCTTCTACTTTAGCGTCATATACTTTCATTAATCTATCTTCTCCTTTTTGATGTTTAAATAACTGATAGCTATGTCAAACGAGCCTGTGTTACTTGATTGTATTGTAAAAGCAGACCCACCTTCTACTATTAAAGGTTGTGTTAATAATTCTTTTGTAACATTAGCAGCAAGTGCAACTGATTTAATAGCTGTAATACTGTTATTAGTTACAGTCACCGTTGGTGTACTTGCTGATGTAACAAGCAGTGATTTAATAATTATAGTTTCATTGACCAAAGGATTACCTGCTCCAAATGGAACCAAAGCATTACCAGTTGTATCGTTATCTATACCTTTAAATTTGTATTGGTTTACTACTGCCATTATTCTAAAAAGAAACTCTTAGCTTCTATCTCCTGTTTTACTTCTTCCTGAAAAGAAGAATTTAATTTTGTTATAATACCATCAAGATCCCTGACCAATGATTGCATATTCTTTTGTTCATATTCTTTTGTTGCTCTAGTTAATGATTGTACAATTTTTGCCATTATAAAATACTTGCTAAGCCTCCGTTTTTAAAATTTACTCTACCACCGTTTGCTCCTACATAAGTTCCAGGTTCTGTTATGTTTCCTTTTTTCATTTCTTCAAATTCATATTTACTCATCTCAGGATTAATTAAAAACTGATCTTTAGCGTCAATATAATTTGTTTTATCAATAAGTTCTTTTTGATTTCTAGGTGTATACCTAGCTAAATCTTGTTTAGTTACCTTAGCCATATAATTATTTGTAGGCAAAGTATTAGTGTTGTAAGAAAGTTTATCTTCTTCTTCTTTAGTTTTTTTATTACCTATAAAATTTCTAAATTTATTTACTCCAAAATTCAAAGCTAATCCAGGTAAGTTAAGGTTTTTTAAATTGTTTAAATAACTAATTTCTGACCCTGCATCAATTATATTTTTTATAGGTGATTCTGGTGGTTTTTGATTATCTCTCATAGCTCTATTGTGATTCATAGTTTGTTCACCAGTACTAAAATCACCTGTTGCACCACCACCCATATTAGCACTTTGTGTTTGATTAGATTCATTACCCATATCCATTCCACCACCTCTAAAATTTATTCTTCCACCACCTTGTAGTCTTGCTCTACCACCAAAGAAATATCCGGCTCTGCCGCCTTCCATATAATCCGTTCTTCCTCTACCTGTTTTATTACTTACTGGACCACCGCTTGTTGCATTAGTACCAAATCCTTGTCCTGAGTCATAAGATTGCTTACCATCAGCACCTAATCCATAATTATTTTTTCCATGTACAGCGGGATCATATTGTCTTGCAGATTCTCTCCTAGATTCAGCTGCTTTTAAATTAGCCATATTTTCTTTATTTTTTTCTTGTGCTTTCTTTGTCTTATACATTTGTGATGATTCTAGGTATTGTTTATATTTAAATTGTTTTCTTGGATCGTTTTTTAACTCTTCAATATCGTCTTCAGACATACCTGCAAATTTATCATTATAAATATCTAGTTGACCTTCAAGATAACCCTTACCTGTAAAGTTTTTACCTGTTAAAGTCTTGAATCCATTTTGACCATTAAATAACATTCCTTCTTTTGCTAGAGCATTGTACTGTACTTTTTGATCATCACTTAATCCACCAATACCGTAATTACCACCACCTGGACCACGATCTTCTTGTTCGGGTAAAATTGATTTTAATATCCTAGCAGGTAAACCTATGTAAGGAATATTTTCTGCAATGTTAAACCCTTTGTTTCTTAGTCTATTAAAAAAAGCTCGACTAGGAAAACTACCTATGGTTGTTGTGTATTTAGATTGATCTACGGTATCGTCATAAGGACTAGTATATTGTCCCTGTGCCCCGTACTGTTCTTTGTTATCCATTATCTGATTATTATAATAATCCATTACTTGTTTAGATGGTCTCATCCCTGTAAAAGTTTCTGTCTGCGCTAACCGATTAAAAGGATCTTTTAAATCAGCTGAAGCTTTGTTATACATAGTTTGTGCGTTAGCTATTTTTCCAGTAGGATCATTTGATTGAGGATTAAAAGTTCTTACATTAACTTCACTTACAGGAGAACCATAACCAAAAGCATTTCCCGATTGATTAAAACTACTACCACTATTTGTAAAAGCATTTGTATTAGGTATACCAAATGTTTCTGTTATTTTTTCTTCTTTTGTTGGTGCTGTGTAACCTAACCTATATTTTTCTTGAGGAACAAATTTACTTCCTGAATTATAAATATCTTGATCTCCTTGATTATAAAAAAGTGGTGCAGCCATTATCTCATTCCTCCTGGTGCAACGTCTAATCTAAATGTACCTAACTTCCAGTCTTGGTTAGACCCTGTGTTAGAAACTTTTAATGCAATAGACCTTGCTCTAATTCTAGTGCTTTTAAAAGTAGTTGTTGAATCAATTGGAAAATTTGTAGTGACAGGTGTACTATTGGGATAAGCTCTAGTTGTAAAACTAACTTGAGTAGTGCCGGTTTGATTTATAAAATCTGGTATGAATCTACTTATTCTCATAATGTATTCCCCATCTCCTCTAAGATCTGGCGTACCCACAGCTTGACCTGTGTTACTTCTTTTTTGAGTGATGTCAAAATCACCTGATAATATGTTTGCTTGGATAGCTGTTACAACTCCCCCTGCATTTACTTGATCGGTCCCTGTTTCCTGGTTATAGTATATAGTAATCCCATCCGTATTACCAGTAACATCAAAAGAATCATTGTCTGTAGAAGTATAATATGTTGCATGAGGTCTATTAAACACAGACGAATCTTGCCATGCTGTTCTGTCCAAGCTACCTGTAGTCCATATAGGTTGTTTTGCTGACGAGTCTAGATAATTATAAGTCACCACTCGATCTACTACATTAGAACCCTCACTAGGATAGAACCAATTTATCTCACCAAACAAATTGTTTAGTCCACAGTTAATTAAATCACGGGATGTATCATTGATACTATCATAAACATAATCTTCTACTAGACATGGCATAGATTGTAGTTGACCATCATAAGTAAAGAAGCCATTCTCTGACATCCAATAAGCAGAACCATCTACTTCCACACATGCATTCTTACCAAACAATCCACAGTTAGTTCCTACCTGTTCAAAGGAGAAAGTAAAAGGTTGTCCTACAAATTTCATCAAGAACAATGCAGTATCGGTCCACACATAAATTGCATCCCTACCTTTAATAGCTCCCATAATTTTAGAACCATCAGCAAGTCTTTGTGTACCTGCAGTGTTTTCAGCTCGTACGGTGTACGAATCAGTTTGATCAATACTTTCCTGGTCCGAGAATCTTATAAACATATCATCTTTAGTAGTAGGATCCCCAACAGTAGTTTCAGTTCCAAAAAATACTAAGTGTCTGTCAGGAGTTGAAACTAATACATGACGTGATGCTGTTGGTGCATTGGGTAATACTGTTGCTCTGTTTCCTGTTGCACCAGGAGCTGAAGCGTCCCATTCAAAACATTTACCATTATAAATAAGTGCAATTAATTTTGTACCAAAATTATCTAAAACCCATAAACCTGGATCAATAGTAAAGTCAGAAGAAGCAGGGTCTCCCCATCCATTATAACTAGTTACATTAGTTACTGTAGCCCCAGCACTGTGGGTTGTAGCAGTGGTTCCGTCAACTCCTCTAGCACCACCGGTTAAAGTATTTGTAGTTGTATTGTTATTTGTGTAACTAATAAATTCAGTCCCTATCTGTATTGTCCCTGTTGCCGGAAACGCTGACGTGCTTGCTAGTACAACTGTAGTCCCTGTTGTATTTGTTAAAGCTGTTTGTAAAGTTGTTGCTGAAGGACCAAGAGATGTACCACCAAATAAACCTGCACCCCAACCGAAACCTCCAAGTTGTTGAGCGGGTCCAACTGTGTAATAACATAAGATAGATGTAGACCCTGCAGTACTTAAAGGAGTGCCGGCTTCATTAGTATCCATTGTAATTGTAAAAGTCGAACCGCTTGGTACCGATGTAACCATAAATTTTTTATCTTCAAATGTAGCATTAGTAAATGTAGAACCACTTAATCCAGTAACAGAATCAAACAATACAATATCATCTTCTGCCAAACCGTGATTGCCTGTACAAGTTATTGTAACTGTTGTTGAACTTGATGTACTTGTAAAATTAGCTCCTGTTAAGGTAACTCTTATAGGATGAATATCGTAGTAGATACCACCTGAATATACATACAGAATTCTATTGGTTCCAATTGCAGCATATTTAATACCTGAGTTATCATCCCAATGATGAAGAGCTCTTGCTACACCTGTTAGTTTTGACTCACCTAATTGAGTCCAACCACCTATTTTTTCAGGGCTTCCATATCTAAAACGAACAAAGTCGCCATCAAACCATTGTCCCTCAGCCCCGGTCTCTGTGACTTGTTTGTTGAACCCCGGTGCAAAACCTAATTTTTGTAACATATAGCCTCATTATAATACTATTTTATTCCTGATGGTAGACCTAGCTTTGGTCTTCCGTCAAATTTGTTCTTGTTAGCAAATGGGCCATTCACATGATTATAATGTAGAAATACTTGACCGCAAATGTCCCCGTCAAAAGGCTCTCGCCAATGTTCAAGTTCACAGCCACTATATACTAGCATGTCCCCTACTTCAAGCAAGACTTTTGTCCCTGCCGGAGCGTTAGGTTTATGGATATTCTTGTATTCATCTATTACATTATTCTCTCCTGTGCCGTCTATAAATATTGGCCAAGGATTACCACCTAGATTAACTGTTGTAGATATTTCACAACTAGGTCTGTCTTTATGTCTTCTAAGTTCATCACCTTTTTTATAGGCTCTAGCATAAGAATATGTTGGAATTAGGTTTAAGCCAGTGTGTTTTTTCATTACTGGTAGCATTTTAATCATAAGAGTTTCCATAGCAAAATCAGCATAACATGAGTAGGTATTGGGTATTTGTGTATCAGTCCATGTTCCAAGGATCGGGGACTGTGCGTGTATGTTATGTTCGTACATATAACCTACTGCATCTCGTTTAAGTAAGAAGTAATTTAATATAAAGTTAGCTAGATCGTATGATACAGCGTTCTTTATTACTTGGTATTTATTAGTTTGAAAACTC